TAAAGACGAGCGTGGTGCAAACATCTACTTTAAGGATGTTCTTAACCGTGATTCAAAATACGTTCGCGTTGTTGATATTACAGTTGCTACCTACGATTCACCAACAACTGACATTGTTCTTAATAAGACACTTGTAGAACTTCAAGCAATGAGCGATTCGCTCGATTCACCATTTGATTCGCCGTTTGGCCCTATTGGTTTAGATCAGAACATTATTGCATTCCTTAACGCTACTACTTACGCTTTGTCTGGTGGTGCTGCTGGCACAATTTCTGCTGACGCAGGTGTTAATGCTATTGAGGCTTTTGCTGATGCAGAAACGATTGACATTTCTCTTATCTTCACATCTTGTCAAGATGTGGCTGGTTCTGAATGGTCTGCGACTGAGCAGGCGCTTAACACAATTGTTACTTCTCGTAAGGACTGTGTTGGATTTATTTCAGCTCCACTCCAGATCGCTAAAGCACAGAGCGATGATGATAAACGCAAGTTGGTATTTGATGATGCTACTTCTGGTAAGTTCTCATACAGTGGTTCAAAGCATAACTCATACCTTGTATTTGATGCTTCTCCAGTTGAAACTTACAACAAATACCTTGACCGTTATGAGTGGATTCCTGCTTCAGGCCACATGGCAGGTCTTTGTGCAAACACCGACTTGGTAGCTGACCCTTGGTTCTCACCCGCTGGATTCAATCGTGGTCGTATTAAGGCTGTTAGCCGACTTGCGTTTAACCCTAAGAAGGCATCACGTGATCTTCTTTATAAGGGTGGAGTTAACTTCATGACAGCATTCCCAGGTGAAGGTATTGTTCTTTACGGAGACAAGACTGGACAAACAAAGCCAAGTGCTTTTGATCGTATCAACGTTCGCCGTTTGTTCATCGTCCTCGAGAAGGCAATCGCTAAGGCTGCTAAATACCAACTGTTTGAATTGAACGATGAGTTCACTCGTGCTACATTCCGTAACATGGTGATTCCATTCCTTCGTGAAGTTCAGGGACGTCGAGGTGTAACAGATTTCGCTGTTGTTTGTGACTCTACAAACAACACTGGTGAGATCATTGACACAAACCAATTCGTTGGTGACATTTATATTAAGCCTGCTCGTTCAATCAATTACATTACACTTAACTTCATCGCTACGCGAACAGGCGTTGAGTTTACTGAAATCGTAGGTTCTTAATCGCTAACTTAAATAAATAAAATATGTCTGAAAACATTAACAAATTCAAATCCCGCTTCACAGGAGGCGGTGCTCGTCCGAATCAGTTTCGAGTTCTAATGTCATGGCCTGCGGGTGTTGACGGTGGAGGAGACCTTGCTCAATTTATGATCAAGGGTGCATCACTTCCAGCTGACGTCATTGCAGAAACCATCGTTCCGTATATGGGGCGCCAAGTAAAGGTTGCGGGTGACCGCACATTCGAGCCAATGTCACTTACGGTTATCAATGATACTGATATGACTATCCGCAATGCGTTTGAGTCGTGGATGAATAATATCAATGCTCACGGTGCTAATGTTGGTGAACAGAACCCAGAATTATATCAAGTTGACTTTGAAATTCAGCATCTTGATCGTAAGGGTGACGTTATCAAAAGTTATAAGATTGTTGGCGGTTGGCCTACAAACGTATCAGCGATTGACCTTAACTGGGAAACGAATGATACTGTTGAAGAGTTCACTGTTGAAATCTCATACCAATACTGGACTTCGAATACTACTGATTCGTAAATAGAACAGTTTAATCTATCTGGAGCGGCAATCAATTAATTTTGGTTGCCGCTCTTTGCATAAATAATATCAAATGGAATTCTTCGGCTACACTTTTTCTAAATCAAAGAGATCAAACTCACAGGCGCCTTCACAGGATACTGTTGAGCACGATCCAAAAACCGTCCAAGCCCTAACACCTAAAGACGACGATGACGGCGCAATTGTCATTCAAGGGGACTCGTTAAGAGATGCGTATTCCTATGACTCAGGTATAGAATCTCGGTTCAAATCTGATAGCGATATGATCCTTGAGTATCGACAAGCATCAGAATATCCTGAAGCAGATACTGCTATTAATATTATCGTTGATGAATCCATTAACGTATTTAATGCTGTTGAGTCTCCAGTCAATATTAACATTAACGACGACGTGGTTAGTGAGAATATTGCAGCGAAGATTAGCGAAGAGTTTCTAAACATCTCGAGCATGTTTGACCTGAAAAATAAAGGTTACAAAATGTTCCGAGATTGGTATGTTGATGGACGAATTTACTTCCACATCCTAGTTGACGAAAAGAAACAGAAAGAAGGTATTTACGACATCCGTCAACTTGATGCTGAAAAGGTACGAAAGATTCGTGAAGTTTGTGAAAAGACTGATAAGAAGACAGGCGCAAAATATCAAGAAGTTGTTAAAGAATACTTCTTGTATTGCGACACAACTTATTCTCATGGGGTAAACATTCCAAGGGGAGGTAGTGGAGGAATGCAGGGTGTTATGTTGCATCCTAACTCTGTGATTTACGTTACTTCAGGATATAAAGATCCGACTAATAGAAAGATCCAATCATACCTTAACAAGGCGTTGAAGCAAATCAATAACCTCCAACGAATGGAAGATTCGGTTGTAATTTACCGAATTGCTCGTGCCCCAGAGCGCCGTATCTTTTACGTTGATGTTGGTAACTTGCCAAAGGGTAAAGCTGAAGCTTATCTGCAGAACATTAAGGATAAGTATCGAAACAAGATTACTTATGATGGTTCTACAGGTAACATCATTAATCAGAAAGATCATCAAGCAATCATGGAAGACTTCTGGTTGCCACGTCGTGAAGGTGGTCGAGGTACTGAAGTGTCAACTCTCCCAGGTGGCGAGAACCTTGGTCAGATTGAAGACCTTCTTTTCTTCCAACGTAAATTGTATCGTGCATTGAATGTTCCGATGCAGCGTCTTGAGCAGGAAAATGTTTTCAGTATCGGTCGTTCGTCAGAAGTATCTCGCGAGGAAGTTGCACTTCAAAAATTCATCACCAAGCTTCAACGTCAATTCTCAAAGATCTTCTTTGGTGCATTGAAAACTCAATTAATTCTAAAGAATATCATTAAGGCAAATGAATGGGCTGACATTCAAAAGGGTATTTCATTCGACTTTGAGAAGGACAATCACTTCGCTGAACTGAAGGATAATGAAATTCTTCAAGGTCGACTTGAAGTTCTGTCTACCCTCGATGAATACGTTGGCAAGTATTTCTCACATGAATGGGCGCGTAAAAACATCCTTCGTCAAACTGACGAAGATATTAAAGATGAAGATAAGCTCATTGCTGCAGAAAAAGAAGACCCGCGTTATAAAGATGAACTCGATGAGGACATCTAAAACCCAATTGTATAAATAAAAACATGGATCCATTAATCATTGCAGCTCACAACGCCTTGCTTGGTATTACCGAAGCCAAACTTCGTACTAAATACGACAACGAGTATACTGCGTTAATCAAACAATTTCAATCTGCTCTACCTTGGGATAAGAAGGTTAAGAAGAGCCGATCATCAGCACAGGTTGAATATACCGGTGAAATTAACGGCAAATCAATCTCATTATCACTACATGAGCCCGACACAAAATGGAGCGACAATTGGAACTTCATGGGACTCTATGTTCTAGACGATTCAACATACAAGCAGGAAGTTTCTTTCAATAAAACGTTCGAAGGCTTGTTTGATGAAGTCAACGACAAAACTCAACGAGCGAACATTGCTGAAATGTCAAAGGCAGTTGCTCATGTTAAATCCGGAAAGGCATCGTAAACTACTATGAACCAAGACACACAAACACAACTCTTCGACGCAATTAAGAACGACGACCAAGACGCATTTGCTGAAACTATTAGACCAGTATTAGCAAAGCGCGTTGAGACAGTTCTTAAGATGCGAAAGATTGACAAAACAAAGGAAATCCTTAGCCAATAATGAGACTCGTATCAGAAGACATTCTATCGGAAGAAAACACTCCGACTCTTACTTCGCTAACTGAAGATGTTAACGGCAAGAAGTCGCTCTTTATTGAGGGTATCTTCATGCAAGCGGATATCCGCAATCGTAACCGTCGAGTATATCCACGCCAAGTTCTTGAAGAAGCTGTTTCCAATTACTCAACCAAGTTCATTGAAAGTAAACGTTCAGTGGGTGAGCTCAATCATCCTGATGGTCCTAAGATCAATCTCGATAAAGTATCTCACCGAATCGACAGTCTTCGTTGGGAAGGTTCCAATGTTGTCGGTCGTGCTGTGATCCTTGAAGATATGCCTATGGGGCGTATCGCAAAGACACTTATCGAATCGGGAGTTCAGCTTGGTGTTTCATCACGTGGTTTGGGTGACATTGATCAAGTTGCTGGCAAGATGCGCCGCTTTATTCTCAACACTGTGGACATCGTTCATGACCCATCTGCTCCAGAATCGTTTGTCAATGGCGTCATGGAAGGTGTTGAGTACACTGTAGATGACGACGATGAGATCTTGCAAATGAAAGAAGACATTAAAGATCTTATGCATAAGACTCCGAAAAGCCAACATAAGATTGCTCAGAATATTGCATTCCGTGCATTCGTTAATAAACTTGCGCTAGGAGGCACTAAATAATGCATAAAGACAAATTAATCGAAACTATCGAATCAGTTTTATTGGGTGAAGATAAATCTGATACATCAGGTGAGTTTAAAAAGCTTCTTAAGAAGCATGAAGAGATAACAGCAAAACGCACAAAGTTGTTTAACAAGCTTGAAGAAAAGGCGAAGGCTATTAAGGCTAAAGCAAAAGGTGAAGTTAAAGCAATTCAGAAGCAACAATCCGATCTTGTAAATAAACCCAATCTTCAAGACTTCGCTCAAATGAAAAAGGACGCAGATAAGCTTGGCTATCATTTTAAGGCGATTGGCGGATGGCAACCAAAGTAAGATTCTTATTTGTATAAATAAAACTATATTTTAATATTATGGGTAATTTGATTAAAAACCATGAATTCTGTGAAGCTTTCACAACAAACCTTATTTAAACGATGAAAGACAAAAACAACAATGACAACAAGGATACCGTTGTCGAAAGCAAGAGTGCTATGGACGCACTCAAGGTTCTAGTAGAATCTAATGAATCGTTTGATGATTCTTTTCTTGAAGAAGTTTCAACCATCTTTGCAGGTGGACTGACTGAAGCTATTAAAGCAAAGGGCATCGAACTCGCAAAGGCTAACGAAGCACAACAGGCTGAGTATCAAGAAGCATTCGCTGAAAAGATTGATTCTTACCTCACTCATGCTGCTGAGGCATTCATTGAAGAAAACGAGCTTGCTGTTGATACAGCAATCAAGACACAAATCTCTGAAGACTTCCTAACTGGTCTCAAAGGACTGTTCTCTGAACATTACGTTGAGCTTCCTGAAGGTAAGGCTGATTTGTATGAAGAAGCATCTGACGAAAACAAGCGCCTCAATGAGGAACTTGATGAAAAAGAATCAGAGGTTGTTAAACTCCAAGAGTCACTTGAAACATTCACACGTAAAGATATCTTTAATACAGTATCTGAAGGTATGAGTGACACTGACAAGGAGCGTTTTGAAGAGCTCATCGAATCAGTTGAATACGAGACTGCTGCAAAGTATGAATCGAAACTCGGCATCCTTCGTAAAGCATTCATCGACAAAGAATCATCAACTAACGAAGATACTAACACAGATGACTCGAAGGACACTACGTTCTTAGAAGATCTGTCAGGTGGAGAAGATGACGACAAAAATGTCGTGCAGGACCCACTCGTTGCAAGAGTTCTTGCATCACTCAAATCAAACTAATCACACCCATAACAACAAAGAAAAATTATGTTTCACTTATCTGAAGAAACCGAAAAGCGTTGGGAAGAAGTAATCGAGAGCGCAGATGCTCCAGCAATTACTTGCCCATACAAGAAACGTGTTATCACAAAGCTTATTGATAACCAAGCAGGCGCTCGCCCAGAAATCGGCATTAATGCCTTCAACGAATCCGTTGGCGACAATACAGTTGCTGGTGGTAAAGTTCAGAACTGGGACCCAGTTCTCATCTCTATGGTTCGACGTGCAATGCCTAACACCATCGGTTTCGATGTTGCAGGTGTTCAGCCAATGTCGCAGCCTTCTCAGTTGATCTTTGCGCTTCGTGCACAATACAACAAGGTTGACAATGGTGTTCTTACACAGACTGAAGCGATGCACAAAAACATCGACTCGACATTCTCCGCTAAGCGTGGCGAATACGAAGGTACTGCAAGTCAGCCAACTGCATTCGACGGACAGCCTGAGCTCGCGCTCGACGGTTCTGGTGATCGCCAAGCTGCAACAGATTCACCTGGTGATGACGTTTACCTTGTTGACCCATTCGCAACAACTGAGCTTGAAGCATTGAGCGGTAAGTATGATGCGACTAATAACACTGGCGGCTTCCGTCAGATGGGTATCAGCATCGACAAGCTTTCAGTTACTGCTGAAGGTCGTGCATTGCGTGCTGACTACACCGACGAATTCGCACAGGACTTGAAGGCTGTTCACGGTCTCAATGCTGAAAACGAACTCGCTGGTTTGCTCTCTACTGAGATGCTCAACGAAATCAATCAGGAAGTTATCCTTGAAGTTAACCGTAAAGCAAAGCTTCGTAATGACGCTGCTTCATACGGCGAGGCTGCATTCGATCTCTCTACTGATGCTGATGGTCGTTGGATGGTTGAACGCTTCAAGGCACTTGTTTTCGAACTTGAACTTGTTGCTAACGACATCGCACTCGACACTCGTCGTGGTAAAGGTAACTGGGTGATCTGCTCATCGAACGTAGCTTCTGCATTGTCAGCTGCTGGTGTTCTTGATTCAACTCCTGGTGCTGCTGGCCCACTTAATGTTGACATTACACTGTCTACATTCGCTGGAACAATCGGCGGTCGCATGAAGGTTTATGTTGACCCATTTGCTGTAAGCGATTACGCAACTGTTGGTTACCGTGGATCATCACCTTATGATGCTGGTCTGTTCTACTGCCCATACGTGCCACTTCAATTGAAGCGTGCTACTGGTGAGGAAGATTTCCAGCCTCGTATCGGGTTCAAGACTCGTTACGGTATGTCTGCAAATCCATTTGTTCTCATCGACGATGGAACATCCAAGGTTGGCGACACACTGTCTGGCCGTGGTAAGGATCGTAAGAACAACTACTTCCGTCACTTCGCTATCCGTAACCTCGCTGTTACAACTGCTTAATCGCAGCTAGCAAATAACTTACAAATCCCGCCCATTAATTTGGGCGGGATTTTTTTGTTGACAGATTCCAAGAAGCAGTTCAATATAGATAAATAGTAATATGAGAAACTTCAACTTATCAAATCCATTTCAACCTAACTCATTTATCTTCGTGATTGATGGGTTAGATGAGTTTGCATTTACGGTTCAGTCCGCAGAGTTACCACCAATGTCGACTGGAGCCGTCGCCGCAGATTGGCGAGGCCATCAAGGATTTGTCTCAGGAGACAAGATGACTTATTCATCAGCATCATTAACTTTCTTGGTTGATGAGCAGATGACTGGCTACCTATCAATTATGAAGTGGATGGAGTCAGCAGTTCGTGCCACTGAAGAAGCTGACGCGTCAAAGGACATTGTTGTCGTTATTATGACTCCGCAAAATACGCCGCTGGCAGAATGCCGTTTGGTAAATGCAATTCCAATTAGTCTTTCAGGTATTAGTCTCACCGCAGAAAATACCGACCCTGTTCTTGCAACTCTCGACGTTGAGGTTGACAAGGTTATCTACACACCACAAGTATGATTGATCAAGATACACTATTAGCAGAATGGGAACATGACGCCCGTTTATGTAAAGAAGATTTAACAGGTGAGACATTGCGTATTGCATCGCTTCACCCAAAATATCTGCGATACCTAATGGAAGGCAAGCGCGCTAAAGCAAAAGTGCAAAACAAATACGATCAGACGTTGCACGTTATTACTCGATACTACCAAGGTCTGATGGAAAAGTTGGAGATGGACAAATTAGGTTTGCCTTACGATCCATACAACGGTGCGGCAAAACCTTTGAAATCAAATATGGGTCCTTGGATTGAAAACGATAGACGCATGCGTAAGGTTGTTGATGAACTTACAGAGATCAAAGATTCACTTGCTGCTATTGAAGAAATTATTGGTACTATCAGATGGCGTCATAATGCTGTAAAGAACATTCTCGAATCTAAGAAGTTTGATGCTGGTTACTAATCCCATAAATATAGTATGAGCACTGTAAAGGTAGAGAAATTGAATGAAGCGAAATCGCGGTTACACTGCAGCGATTTCGGTATCACGCAAGAAGTAAACGACTACTTCACCTTTACAGTAAAAGGCCATCAGTTCATGCCTGCATTTAAACGTGGTCAATGGGATGGTAAGATCAGATTGTTTGATGCAATGCGCGGCTTGATCCCAAATGGTCTGTTGCAAATGACTGAGGATTTCTGTAAGGCACGTTCATACGAATATGAGGCTGAGGATGACCGCAAAGAATATCCGCTTGATGAAGACTTCATTAAAAGCATTCCATTGCGTGGAGGCAAAGGTGAAGAAATCGAGTTTCGCGATTATCAATACGCAGCTGTAAAGAACGCCATTGATAAACACCGCAGCATTCTGTTGTCACCTACTGCATCTGGCAAGTCATTAATGATCTACCTTTTGATTCGACACTTTATCTATTCGTTCGATGAAGATATTCTATTGGTCGTCCCCACCACCTCGCTTGTTGATCAGATGAAAGGTGACTTTCTTGATTATGCTAAAGCCGACGATGGATTTGATGGTGAGTCAATGGTTCACACAATCATGGCAGGTGCTGATAAGTCAATCAAAAAGCGTATCACTATTACGACATGGCAGTCTGCATATAAACAGCCTAAGTCATGGTTTGATCGCTTTGGCATGGTTATCGGTGATGAAGCTCACACGTTTAAAGCACAGTCTTTGGTCAAGATCATGGACAACCTTACTAATGCTTGGCATCGTGTAGGTACTACAGGAACTATCCCTGCTGACTCTAAGGTTGATAAGCTGACTTTACAAGCACACTTTGGTTCGATCTATAAGGTAATTTCAACTAAGGAATTGATTGATGCAGGAACACTTGCTAATCTTGCAATCAAGACGATGGTTATCAAATATCCAGACGAGCAATGCAAGCTTGTGAAGGCCGCTGATTATAAAATGGAAATTGATTGGCTTGTTGAAAATGATCGTCGTAACAGTTTCATTGCACGCCTAGCGCTTTCAACAAAAGGTAACTCGTTGCTGCTGTTCAACTTTGTAGACAAGCATGGTATTCCGCTATTCAATTTGTTAAAGAAGTTAGCACCCAACCGTCCTATCTATTACGTCAGTGGCAAAATTAAAACATCAGAGCGTGAAGAAATTCGTGCTGCGGTTGAAGGACATAGCGATGCAATTATTGTGGCAAGTTTTGCAACCTACTCAACGGGTATCAACATTCGCAATCTGAACAACATTATCTTTGCATCACCAACGAAGTCAACCATTCGAGTGCTTCAGTCAATCGGACGTGGTTTGCGTAAATGTGACCGTGGACTAAAAACTACAGTATTCGATATTGTTGATGATCTATGTTGGAAGAAGCATCAGAATTATGCCTTCAAACATGGTAAGGCCAGAGCCAACATTTATGCCCAACAGCGCTTTAGAACAAAAACGTTTTTATACAGCATTTAAGCGGTTAGGCGAAGTAACAAGAACATTGTGGTATTCTTGAGTTGGACGCAACGTGCCAAACGCAGCAATTTCGTCGTCAATCATCAAGTAATAGGTATGAATGAAATGCTGCATTTCGCTGATAGCACCTGCAGTAATTGTAATTTGAACTAAACCATTGGTTGGATCTGCCTCAAGATAAATTGGTTCGCCTTCAAATACCAGCGGTTCGCCTTCATAACTGGCCGCAATGTCGCCCAATTCAACTGCCGCCGTATACTCATAAATAGAATCATTGAAGGCAACTACTTTTGCTGACATAGTTTTTCCAGTTAGATCGAGCGGATAACCGTTGCGATCTGTTAGATAAATTGCCCATTCGTAATCAGTTCCGAGGCTCAAATCGTAGATATTTATTTGTTGCATTAGATATATTTATGCTATATCCGCTTATTTTTGTTGACAGAATTAAATTTAGTGTTATAATAGTTCTGTAGGAACTTCATAAGGAAGCATGCTTCCATCTTTGAGAGGTTTCCTCGATAAGATTAAACTCAGTCAACTACTGTTGATCTGATGTTCTAAATACAATGTGTTCGTTAAGTACCAAACTCAAGGAGAGAAAGGACAAATAGAATAGAAAATACGAAATCTAAATGTTGGCCTATAGAATATGTTGCACTAGCAGAATTAATGGTTGACAAGATGAGACAAACCAGTCAATATTACTATAAATAAATCATAACTCAACATGCCTATATCACCGCCACCAATTAAAAAGAAAAGAGTCAAGCACGACTATATCGACAACAAGAAGTTCACTCAAGCCGTAGCAGATCACGTCGCTGATCTTAAGAAGGCTAAAGACGAAGGAACTGAACCACCTCTCATGCCGCATTATGTTGGTGAGGGATTTTTGCTTATCGCAAAGGGTGTCGGCCGCAAACCAAATTTCTCAGGTTATCCGTTCATTGACGATATGATTATGGACGGTGTTGAGAACTGTGTTCGGTACGTTCACAATTTCAATATTGACGCAAAGACAAAGTCGGGTAAACCATCCGCGTTCTCATACTTTACTCAAATCATTCACTTTGCATTTATCCGACGGTTGCAGAAAGAAAAGAAGCAAATTGCTATTCGGGAAAAGTTCAAAAGTGAAGGTAACCTTTCAGACTTTGCCGATTTTGGTGAAGACAGCGCGGAAGGTTTGTCGCTCGTTGAAAAGATGCGTTGCCGTGATGACTTTTATAGAGCAGACCGTTCGTTGCACCCTGAAGAAGAAGTAGCACCGTTATCAACGATCGGCAAAGTAAAACAGGCAGAACCTAAAGAGAAAACAGCATCTTGAAAATAGCAGTTATTAACGATACGCACTTTGGTGTGAAAGGATCATCGGAACTGTTTCTAAACTATCTTGAAAAATACTTTACTGAAGTATTCTTTCCTGAATGTGAGAAACGTGGTGTCAAGACAATCATCCACTTGGGTGACTACTTTGACAACCGTAAATCTATTTCCATCAAAACACTTAACCGATCGCGTCAAGCGTTCTTAAACAAGATCCGTGAATACGGAATGGAGATGCACATCATCCCCGGTAACCACGACGTCGTGTATAAGAATACGAACTATGTCTGTTCTCTAAAGGAGACAATGGGTTACTATACAGATTGCATCAAGCTCTACATGGAACCTACTGAAGTTCAGTTTGACAGCATGAGAGTTTTGTTCCTACCTTGGATCACTGCAGACAATGAAGAGCAGACTTATTCGGCAATTACGAATAGCGCCGCTGACGTAGTTGCAAGTCACCTTGAACTGTCTGGTTTCAATATGATGCGTGGCGTGAAGTCACATCATAACGATGGCAAAGTAAACAAGACAACACTGGAGAAATTTCCTGTTGTCTTGTCGGGTCACTTTCACACGAAAAGCTCTGACGGCAACATTTACTACCTTGGGACGCAATACGAACAGACATGGGCAGACCATAATGATCCAAAGTATCTCAACTTCATCGACACTGAAACTCTACAGTTAGAGACGGTATTAAATGAAGACTGCATCTTTTACAAGTTTCTTTATGACGACAGTGATCCGGCTGCCGTTAAAGAAATCCTTCACGGTCGTTCGTTAGAAGAAAAGTTCGTGAAGCTTGTTGTAAAGAAAAAGACAGACTCAAAGGCATTTGACACCTTTGTTACTGATATGGTTCATCACCATGACATGGCTTCATTTGAGATAATTGACGATGTTGCGGCATTTGCATATAACGAAGACTTCAATATCGACGCTGAATGCACTGACACTGTTAGTATAGTCAATGGCTATATTGATCGAAGTGAAACTGATTTAAATAAAGAACGACTAAAGAGCATCATGCACAACGCCATGCTAATTGCTCAATCCAAACAAACTAATGATTCTCTTTAAGACCATCAAGTATAGAAACTTCCTTTCAGCAGGCGACAAGTTCGTCTCTGTAGATTTGGACAAACATGCGACGACACTCATCATCGGCAAGAACGGTGAAGGTAAGTCTTTGTTGACTGACGCTATATCGTTTGCGTTATACGGTAAGGCATACCGAAAGATCAAGAAGGATCAGTTGGTAAATTCAATCAACGAACGACACCTTGAAGTTGAGATCACGTTCTCGACTGGAGCTGCTGAGTATAAAATCCACCGCGGCATCAAACCAAACATCTTCAAGATTTATAAAAACGGTAAGCCGCTCAACGAAGCATCTCACGCACGTGACTATCAGTCGTTTCTTGAACAGAATATTTTGAAGATGAACCAACGAGCGTTCAATCAGATTGTCATTCTTGGTTCAGCTGAATACATCCCCTTCATGCAGTTGCCCACATGGCACCGTCGTGAAGTGATTGAAGAACTGCTTGATATCAGAGTGTTCTCTCACATGCGAACTGAAATCAAAAGTGTCCTTTCTGGTTTGAATGATGAGTTGACCGAACTTGACAAACGCGTATCTCATACGAATACCGTTATCAAAGAAAAGCGCTCAACACTTACGAACCTTGAAAGAATCCGTGATGAGCAAAACCAGAATTCTGAAGAAAAGCGTTCAGCAATCCAATTGCGTATTGATACACTGCATCAAGAAATTCATGACTGCATTCTTCGCGACAATTTGAATGAGATCAAAGACGCAACAATTGCTGCTGAGGCAAAGATCAATGTTGTCTACAAAAAGTCACTTGAGCTTAAATCGGCACAGACGCGGCACAAAGGTACGATGGAATTTTTCGATAAGCATTCTACGTGCCCAACGTGTAGCCACGATCTTGATCCAAAGCTCCGTCTTGATAAGGTAGCAAAGTCAAAAACAAAGCTTGAGAATATTACTGAAGCAGAACGCTTAGCTGATCAGATGCTCACGTCATTAAATGAGACTGTCAGTAACAACAATCTTGCAATTAAAGAGCATGAAGAACAGCTCCGTAAAATTGAAATGTTGAAGCGTCGTATCGCAGACTGTAATGCTGAAATTGTCGAGCTTGATAATGCAAAACCAACAGCATCTGTTGATCTGATCAAAAGCACCGCCGAGGATATTGACAATCTCTATCTCAAGCGTGAAGATCTTCACAATGAGAAAGATTCAGTGAGTGACAATATGCGTCACTATCAAGCTGCAGTGGAAATGCTAAAAGATACAGGCATCAAGCAGCAGGTGATCAGTCAATACTTGCCAGTCATGAACCAACTGATTAACAAGTATCTTGAAGTGTTTGAGTTCTTCGTCCTATTCACTTTGGATTCTGACTTCAACGAAACTATCCGCAGTCGTCACCGTGATACGTTTTCATATTCGTCATTCTCCGAAGGTGAGAAGGCTCGAATCAATCTTGCACTGATGTTCTGCTGGAGAGAGATCGCTCGTATCAAAAACTCCGCTCACACGAATTTGCTGATTTTTGACGAAACTCTCGATCAATCACTTGACAACGATGGAGTAGAGAAGCTCATGACAGTTATCTCAACAATCGTCGACAAATCCAACATTATCGTCATCTCTCACCGAGCGGTTGAGGAATCGGCATTCACCCGAACTCTTGAAGCAAAGAAAATCAAGAACTTCAGTACATTAAAGGAAATTCAATGAACCTAACAAATTACATTCCGCACAAACAAAACGCAATCGGTTGGAAATCTTATATAAAACAAGAAGGGTCAATGGTTAAAACCTACGAACCTATGAATTGTCGTGAATTGGGGCACAAAGACCATAATTCGGCCATTCTCTTCTTAGAGCGGGAGGGATACCGCTATTTGGAGAACGTGAAAGAGGATTTGCCACCAGATGCAGAAAATATGCAGCTTATGACCGAATAAAATACACCAAAAAGCAGTTTTTTCCCATTTTGGCAGAAATAACTATATACAGCGGAGAAAAAGTATGTTATAATTGAATTGTAAATATGAAATATCGTGAACAATTCTCCAAACTGCTAGCCACGGAAAATATCCGTATGGTGCAAAAAGGTGGGATCAGATCAGCGGCATTCGACACACTCAACCGGGTGTTATATCTCCCAGTTTGGGATGTGTCGGAGTCGGTGTATGATATGCTCGTTGCCCATGAGGTCAGCCATGCACTCCACTCTCCACAAAATGACCGTCGTGTCTCAATTCCCCGTTATAATATTACGGAGGATGCACGAATTGAGCGCTTGATCTTGTCAAGATATCCGGGGTACGCTCGAGTTTTTAAAGAAGCTTATAGCGAGATTCCTACAGCACTCCCACAGTTTGCTAAACTGCTTGAAAAGATCGACGATCTCAAAACGATTGATCGTCTCAATCTTGCATGGAAACTCCGCAAGACAGATCACTTGAATGCAGTTGAATATGACTTTTTCTGCCGCGGGCTTAAGACCGAATCATTTGAAGAGTGCGTTGCACTTGCTGATGAGATCGTTGCTTATACACCGCCCGAGCCGGAAATTGAAATGCCTCCGCAAGATTCCTCTGGTGAGGAAGAAGCTGAAGGTCAATCTGGTGATGAAGAACCTGAATCTGAACCTGAGCCTACTGACGAAACCGAAGAAGACGACGGTGTAACAACCGAAGGCGATTCCGATGAATCTGGCGACGGTGAAGAAGGTAGCGGTGATAAAGATGACGACGAAGAAGCTGAAGGTGATAAACCTGAAGGCAGCTCTGACGAAACTGAAGAAGACGGCGACGGTGAATCTGGCGACGGTGAATCTGGCGACAAGGATGAAGAATCTGAATCTGAATCTGACGCTGATGCATCATCCGACGACATTGCTGCTGGAGAAGGCGCCGAGGACGTCGACGACGCTGAAGCAGAAAATTCTGAATCTGAATCTGATGAAAGTGCCAGCGATGCTGGTGCTGATGAAGACGGTCCGAGTGCAGATGATGCAACTGAAGAGGCTGAGCGTCAAGAAAATGCTGACGACTTAGGTGCAGAATCTCAAGAATTGTTTGATAGCTTTGCTGAGGATAATGTCGACTTGTCGACATTTTCCACACCTGTTACTCTTGAAGAAGACGTAATTCGTCATGTGATTAAGAACAAACCGATCAAGAATCCTCATAATTCGGTTGAATCAATGTCCAATTCAATTAAGTCTTGGAACCGCAAAGCATCTCGAGCACTAAAACGCCGTGAGTCAAAGTTTGATGCAACCAAAAGCGTGACACGGAATTTCGTGAAAGAGTTCAAGCGTCGTAAAAACGCCCATGAGCTCCTCCGCACTCAGCGTCACCGCACTGGTAAGATCAATACCAAGAAGCTTTATGCTTACCGCACAAGCGACGATATCTTCCTCAGCCGCAATATCGTTGAAGGAGCGACAAATCATGGCTTGACAATGTTTGTAGACTTCAGCGGTTCAATGCGTGACCGACTTGATAATGCTCTTGCAATGGTTTACTCCTTGTCGGAATTTGCCAAACAATGTGACATTAAGTTCCAAGTGTTTGGTTTCTTATCGTCATACGGCTATACAGATCCTATGCCAAATGAACTAATGGGTGAAGGCATCTACAATATCCGTACCGCTGGAACTCAAATCTTTAAGATTTGTGACACCTCTCAGAAGCTCAAGACAATTCGACTTAATTTGCACCAAGCAGCATTGGCACACTTAGGCGGAACTCCTCTTGACGGAACGTTGATTGCCAGCCGTATCATTCACGGCGACTTCCTCAAAAAGCACAATATTGAGAAGAGCATGATCGTGTTCTTGACGGATGGCGGCAACGGTGAAGCGGTTTACGGCAACTTGACATATTCTGATGGTCTGACAATTAAACTCCCATCTCGCGGAGGCGAAGCAAAGACACGGATGATTGGAAATGCTGTTGAGGCTAGCTTCGGCGGTAACTGCAAAATTATCAATATCTTCATGACTCGCAATGTTAGGTGGGACAAGGACCAAGCATCGTTTGAGCGCAATCATGTTGTCGCTGATTCGACCTTCTCCCGCTCCCGCTTAAATGTAAAGCACTGCAACGATCTTAATTCAATTGAACAAGCAACATTGAACCATGCTCATGACGCTAAAGCGGTGAACAAGATCATCACTGAAATCATCAAAGAATTCGCATAATTAACCCACAGAGAAAACAATAAAATGGAACAAAACACCGAAAATACTGAAGTCAATGAAACCCAGCCAAAGCTCACAAAAGAGCAGATTGACGAATTCATGGAGATGATGGCACGTAAAAAGAAGAAGGGCTGTCGCAGCAATTCTCCTGCTCGTGCAATCACCGCACGCCGTACTAAGAACAAGAATGCTCGTTCTGAACGTCGTCGTCAACGTCGCGCTGCATAGTCATGTTCGGATTAGCAAAATTGATCTCCGCCTGTCTCGGGCTTTCAGATAAGAAATCTCGCTTGGCGGAGATCAATGCTATTCTGGAGACACTTCGCCCGTTTCACGATCGAATCTCTCTAGAATTAGATGAACTGGACAATTGTGCAGATGATGCCGATTTAGCAGATTCTATCTCCCGTGCAACGAAAATTGCAAATTTGGACGCCCAAAACGACCTGCTGCAAGAAATCTTCCAAAATCTCCTAAGAGAGACGCAGGAAATCCAAAATTCTGCTAAATAATTGAATTATTTCCCATTTTGGCAGAAATAACTATATACAAGTACTGAAAAGTATGTTATAATATTATTATGATTATGAATGATAACGTGAAACTACTCCGAGAGTCGCTCGAACGCGTCCGACCTCTCGCTGACGGTTTTGGTGTGCTCCGTAAAAAGGAAATCACCGATGCCTTCCTTGCCGCTGGTGGCAAGATCAATGCCAATATTTGGCGGACACTTGATGCTGGTCGGACTGACGTCCGCGGTCAGTATAGCATCGACAAGATTGCTGCAACCATTGACGGTTTGGCTCCCGCGGTCCCAGGAACTCCAGCTCCCGCTGTCGCTCCAACGCCTGTTCCAACGCCTGCTCCAGTCGCAGCAACTCCTGCTGCTCGAGCTCCAGAGACACTTGATTACGCTATCAAGAATATCGGACTTTCACCCGTGCTGACTCCTCAGTCCGATCCACTTTATATCCCATGGGGCTGGCATAATCAGTTGAAACGTATCGTTTCTTCAGGTGCGTTTTTCCCTGTATTCATCTCAGGCTTGTCTGGTAACGGCAAGACTATGATGGTCGAGCAAATTTGTGCTCAGACTCGCCGGAAGTATATCCGTCTGCAGATCAATCCTGCTACTGACGAAGAAGATCTCATCGGCGGCATGCAACTCGTTGACGGAGAAACTGTCTTCGCAAAGGGTCCAGTGATCCGTGCAATGGAAGAAGGAGCACTCTTGCTCATCGACGAAATTGACCGTGGGTCTAACAATCTCATGTGCTTGCAAGGTGTCCTTGAAGGCACCCCAGTTCTCATCAAGAAGACTGGTGAAGTCGTCACTGCAAAGCACGGTTTCAACGTGATTGCTACCGCTAACACCCAAGGTCAAGGCGATGAAACTGGAAAGTTCGCTGCTGCAACCATCTTGGATGAAGCTTTCCTTGAACGATTCCCAAATTCGGTGAATCAGGAATACCCAACTGAAGCAACAGAGCTCAAGATCATCCAACGCGTGATGGGTCCTGAGCTTCTCAACGGCAACATTGAGATTCCTGCTGATCCCAATGTGATTGGTTCTCTTCCAAAGACAATCGCTCCGTCGGACTTTGCTCAGAATATCGTTGCATGGGCTGGAGTTATCCGCAAAACCTATGCTCAGGAAGCAGTGGATTCAGTGATCTCAACTCGCCGTTTGGTGCACATTGTTAAGACTTTCAAGATGTTCTGGAAGCCTACTGCAAAGCACAGTGAGTCAATGTTTGCATCTGCAAAGAAGAATGCAATCAACCTCTGCATTAACCGTTTCGACGAGATGACTCGCGAAATTTTCTACGACCTCTACACAAAGATCGACGACATTGAGTTCAAGATCGACCTCGAAGCAGAGGCTGCAGAAGAGGCGGCGGAAGCTGAAACTGTAGATTTTTAATACTCCTCTCTAGGAGATCATTTTCAACACGGCGGCACTCAATAATGGGTGCCGCCCAATCCAAACATATATGAAACTAAGCAAAGCTACACTAACAGTGCTGAAGTCCTTCAGCGAAATTAATCCGAACTGTCTCTTTCGTAAAGGAACAGTTCTTGCAACCGTTAACGAATCAAAGTCCTTTGTTGCTGAAGCAACGATCGAGGATACGATTGAAGATGAGTTTGGTATCTACAACGTGAAAGAATTCCTTTCTGCATTGTCGATTATTGATGCTCCACAGATTGCGGTTAACGGCAAAACTCTCGTCATTACTGATGAGAACTCAAACGCCAAAGTCAAGTACGGTTGTGCTGATGCATCCATCCTTACCCTCCCACCAGCCGACGGTATTAAGATGCCTGAAGCAGACGCGTCGTTCACCATCACTGCAGACATTCTCACACAGATTGTCAGTGCTGCTGCATCATTGAACCTCGGTAAAGCTGGTAAGATCTGCATCTCTGGAAGTGCTGGTGCTGCGTCATTGGATATCGCTGTTGAGTCAGGCGACGGCTCTACTCGTAACACCTTTGTTACAGATATCAACCAAGACGTCACTGTCTCTGAAGGTCTTGAATCGTTCACTGCAGAATTCCCTGTTGATCTGTTCATGATGGTCCGCGGTGATTATGCTGTGCAGATTTCTCGTGGTGGCATCACCCAATGGGATCATACTGCTGAGCCAATCAAGTATTGGGTCGCAACAAGCAAGACTTCAGAATTCACCTCTGCAAAATAACCGATGACTGATCATAATGAATCTCTCTATGTGGAGAAGTACCGTCCTCAGACTATTGAAGACTGTATCCTTCCCGAGAACTTGAAGTCAGTGTTCGCAAAAATGGTCGCTGAAAAGTCCTTCCCCAATATGCTACTTTGTGGCACTGCGGGGTTGGGCAAGACCACTGTTGCTAAGGCTCTGTGTAATGAATTGGGATTGGAACATATCCTGATTAATGCATCGGAGGACAACGGCATTGACGTTCTGCGTAACCGTATCCGTCGCTTTGCGGGCGAAAGTTCGCTCCTTGGCGGAGTCAAAGTAGTCATTCTCGACGAGGCTGACCATCTGAATCCAACTTCAACACAGCCTGCTCTCCGTGGGTTCATTGAAGAGTTCCATAAGAACTGCCGATTCATCTTGACTTGCAACTTCCGCAATAAGGTTATTGAACCGCTCCACAGTCGATGCACACCGATTGAGTTCAACTCATCAAAGTCAACCATCCGCGAACTCTGCGGTCAGTTCCTCCGACGTTCATGCACGATCCTTGACAACGAAGGTATCAAGTATGAGAAGAAGATTGTTGCTGAGCTCATTGGACAATTCGCACCAGATTGGCGTCGTGTTCTAAACGAACTTCAACGTTACAGCGTTGGTGGTGAGTTATCATTGGCAGTCCTATCAGCAACAGCTGGTGGAAGTGTAGATGAACTTGTTAAGCATCTGAAGGAGAAGGACTTCCGTGCAATGCGAAAATGGGTTGGTCAAAATCCAGATATGGATTCCGCTGTGGTCTTCCGACTGCTCTACGACAAGATCGTGTCTTACGGCGCTGATCCTTCGTGCATGCCCAATATCATTATTCTTATTGGTGAGTATCAATACAAAGCAGCCTTTGTTGCCGATAAAGAATTGAACACTGCTGCGTTCTTGACTGAATGCATGGGTCACCTCAAATGGAAATAGTAAATGTCTACGACCGATAAACTCGGCCCATTTGATTTCATCAAGTCATTAGCGAAGGGCTCTCGTGGCCCTGACCTAATGACCTCTGCTGACAACGAAAAGGTCTACCTGCCATTCATTACCAACCGCACGCTTTCGTATTTCCCCGATTCGATTCTGATTGCTAACGAGTTGAACCGCCTAGCTCATCTATCGAGCAAGATGCAGTTCCATTTGTATCACTGGACACTTCGTCCACAGAACCGATTCACTAAATTTGCAAAGCAAGTCAAGGTAAAGAATCTTGAAATCATCATGGCTGAATACAACTACTCTAGAGAGAAAGCTCTAGCAATCGTTGACCTAATCAGTCCTGCACACTTAAAAGAAATGAAGAAACGCCAAGACGAAGGCGGAACAAAGAAACGATGAATAACAGATCACATTTTAAAGACACGGTTGTTGAAGCTTTCATTAAAGAGGGGGAGACTCATGGTTTTACATATGACGATGAGACTTTCACGTTAGAAAAACTGGGAGTTAAATTTTCGCCTGAACTAGGATTAGAGATAAGACATTGCAACTCGGACAACATTGATCCATGGTCTGAATTTGAGATAATGATTAAGTACGAAACTAAGCAGCGCGAAAAAGTTGCATCTGAACTAATTGAAAATAATATGGAGGACTTAGTCGAAGCACTGAGTTAATATAATGAACGATGAAGTAATTAAAACATTTTGTGAGGTTAACCTCACGAGCCCTGACGACTTCTTGAAAGTCAAGGAAACACTAACGCGTATTGGCATCTCTAAGAAAGATGAGAATACACTTTTCCAATCGTGCCACATTCTGCACAAGCGCGGCAAGTATTACATTGTCCACTTTAAAGAAATGTTTGCACTTGATGGTCGTGAGACTGACTTTGACGACAAGGACCGCGCTCGCCGCAACACGATTGTCACTCTTCTTGAAGATTGGGGCCTGGTTGAATCTCCATACGACAAAGCGGCAAGCATGCAAGAGCTCGTTCCAATGTCGGAAATCAAGATCATCCCGTTTAATGAAAAGAAGTCTTGGACGCTAATTCCAAAATATACCTTCACTGGATAATGAAATATTTTAAGATAAACGCACTTATCGCACAATGCCTTGGGACTCATAAAATCTTGGTAGACGAGGGTGAACATTTTGAAGTCCAAGACCGTGACGGTTTGGTTGCAGTCTATGTTGGTAACGGATGTTCGTACTCTTCTTTGTATACTTTCCCAGAGAGTTACCACAAATCTTTGGACGCGATGCATGAAGCAGAAAAGTATCTCTTTACGTTGAACAATTGGGCAGCATGTGATTACGAAGTAGCACTAAATAAGATCACGACAAGTTGGGCATGGCATGCTACCGCAATGCAGAAAGCCGAAACTTTTTTGAAGATTATCAATAAAAAGCAGAAATAACCATATACAGTTCTGCTTCACTATGTTACAATATATCTATGTTCTACACTAAAATTGAAAAGTTCGGTAACTCCCTGCTTTATCGTGGATACGATGAGCACGGCAATCAGGTCAAAGACCGCATCAAATACAAGCCGCGGATTTGGATGGAAACCGACAAGCCAACCAAATATCACGCCCTTGATGGAACTCCTGTTGGTCAAATGTCCTTTCCTGACATGAAGCAGAAAGCTGAATTCGTCAAGATGTATGGTGACTCAAACGGTGGCAGAATCTTCGGTGATATTAAGGACGTCGTGGCTTATACTTATGATGCTTTCCCTGGCACAGTTCAGTATCACTCAAAGGTTATTCGTGTTCTTAATTGGGATATTGAAACTGATATCTCTGATGGATACGGTGATCCTGAATTGGGCGACCGTGCAATTATCTCAATTGCAGCAAAGCTGATGAGTGATAATGTCAAGCACGTTTGGGGTTTGAAAGAGTGGTACCAAGGTGATGAAAATATCGTCTACCACTTTTGCGAAACTGAGCAAGAGCTCCTTGAGCAATTTGTTGAATATTGGGAAGAGTTAGCGCCTGACGTTATCACGGGTTGGAATATTGAGTTCTACGATATTCCGTTTCTTATCAACCGCCTGAACAGAGTGTTCGGTGACGACAAACTAATCAAGCGCCTATCGCCTTGGAAGATTGTTCGTGATCAAAACGTAACGCAGTTCGGTCGTCAACAGAAGACCTTTACTTTCCAAGGAATTACCATTCTTGATTATCTTGCACTCTTCAAAAAGTTCACGTTCACTGAACCTGAAAACTTCAAGCTTGCAACTGTTTCAAAGATGATCCTTGGAGATACTAAGATTGACTATTCTGAATACGGTGATCTCGGTGATCTGTATGAGCGCAACTCTGATCTCTTCTATGAGTATAATGTCAAGGATATTACCCTGATCGACGACATGGAAGAAAAGCTGAATCTTCTTGAGGTCGTTTACATGCTTGCTTATATGGCAGGTGTTCAATACGAAACGACTTTGGGTACGACCGCAATTTGGGATGCTTTCATCTTCCGTCAGTTGGCACAAAAGCGACAAGTCGTTCCACCAATGAAGAAATGCCGTCCTTCACCTTTCGCAGGTGGTTATGTTGCTGACCCTCTCCCAGGGATGCATGACTGGATTGTTTCTTTTGACTTGAACTCACTATATCCGAATTTGATTGTTCAGCACAATATGTCTCCAGAGACCATCGTGCATCAGTCTAAAGTTGAAGGTATCACTTCTGACAAAGTTCTTGAAGATCCATCGCTCCTACAAGTTCCAGATGAAAATCTTTGTTTGGCACTCAATGGTGCAGTGTTCCGTAAGGACAAGAAAGGCATCATTCCTGCTATGGTTGAAAAACTTTACAGTGAACGTGCTGAATGCAAGCAGTCCATGCTTGCAAAGTTAAGTGAAGCTGAGGCTACAAAAGATCCATCTGAAGCAGCTAACCTCAGAGGTCAAGCGTCGATTCTCAAAACCCGTCAGCACTGTGTGAAGATTTTCCTCAACTCACTTTACGGCGCTATGGGTAATGCTTACTTCCGCTATTACGACATTGAGGTTGCTGAAGCTGTCACTCTGTCTGGTCAGTATGTCATTCAAACTGCGGCTAAGGCTGTAAACGTTTTAATGAATAAGGCATGCAAGACCGACGACAAGAACTACATTATTGCAGTCGACACTGACTCTAACTATGTTCTTATGGGTGATCTTGTTAAACAGAAGAACTTTAAGTCTCCTGTAGATGCACTTGACAAATTCTCCAAGATGGTCATTGAGCCTCAATTGAAACGCACGTTTGATGCTTACTTTGAATCGACGAACGGTATGGTTCCTCGTATGGAAATGGGTCGAGAGGTTATTGCTTCTCGTGGATTCTGGACAAAGAAGAAACGCTATGTCTTGAATGTTCTTGACGATGAAGGTGTCCGCTTATCAAAACCAAAACTCAAGATCATGGGTGTGGAAGCTATCAAGTCGTCAACTCCAGCAGTATGCCGTGAGTCGATGAAAGGCATCTTCAAGGTTATGATTGAGGAAGGTGAAGAAGCAGCACAAGCTCACGTTAAACAAGCACGAAAGGAATTTTATGAATACGCTGCAGAGACGGTCGCGTTCCCACGCGGTGTCAATGAAACGATGAAGTATGTCCCAGGTCCTGCAGGCGCAATCTACACGAAGCCAATTCCAATCAACTCTCGTGCTGCTGTCCTATTTAATCACTATATTAAGAAATTAGGTATTGACAACCGTCACCATCCAATTCAAAATGGTGATAAAATGAAATTCATCTATCTGAAACTACCAAATCCAATTCGTGAAAACGTTATCGGATTTACTGATCAGATTCCTGTTGAGTTTGGCCTTGAAGATTACATCGACTACGATCTTCAATTTGAAAAGGTTTATCTTAAACCAATCCGCGAAATCTTCAATGTCCTTAAGTGGAACATTGAACCTGTAAACGATCTACAATCCTTCTTTCTATAATGAACAACCAATAAGAAACACTATGAGTAAAAACTGGGTCCAAGACATACAGAACATGCACGCGCACTACAAAGTGCACGAAGCAATCAAAAAGAATGCAGACAAGCCTGAATGGTTAGCAAAGCTCCTTGAGTTCCGCGCTAATTTCCTTCAGGAGGAACTTGATGAACTGAAACAAGCAAACACCGCTGAAGATATTACTGATGCACTTATCGACCTTTCGGTCGTTGCTATCGGAACACTTGATCTCTTCGGTGCTGACGCTTACAAGGCATGGGACGAAGTCCTTCGTGCAAACATGGAAAAGGAAGTTGGTGTTAAAGCTAATCGTCCTAATCCATTGGGTCTCCCTGACCTCAATAAACCTGAAGGCTGGCGTGGACCAGAATACCAAACTGAATGGAACGGTATGTTTGAACAACTTGAACTGCCTCTTAACCTTTACCCATTTGATTAATGTCTGAAGCAAAACCAACCGCACCAAACAAGCCAGTAACCGAATACACTAAAGCTGAACTTGCTGAGTTCACACTTATTCAAGCCAACTAATGAAAGTCAAAGCCACAATTTTTAATTCTATCAAAGACAACACGACAGGAAATCAAATGTCGTTTGACAACTACGACGAGTTTGAAGAGTGGCTTTACTTTCTAGCCAAGAAGCCTGGATACAAACCAAAAGCAGGGGAAGCAATTACCTCACGCTGCTCAAAACTAATCAGCCCTGCACAATATCTGCTCGGTGAGAAACGACGTAATGTAAACGTGACTCACTGGGCAGGTTGGTGTGCTTTGGACGTTGATGCTTATGATGGAACTCCTGACCAAGCAATCCGTCCGATGGCAAAATACCGATTCACGTGTTATAGCACAGCGTCCTCAACGCGCGAGCACCCAAAGTTCAGAGTTGTGTTTCCACTTACTCACGATGTTCCTGCTGAAAAGATTAAGCACTTTTGGTATGCATTGAACACTGAAATGGGATCGGTTGGTGACAAACAGACCAAGGATTTATCTCGTCTTTACTATATCCCAGGGAAATTTCCAGACGCGTGTAATTTCATTTTTAGCAACAACCGTCCTGAGGTTACTGAAAATAACAAAACCGCAACGGTCATTCTTAATCCCTTTGATTTGATGCAGAAGCATCCTTATGCTGAAAAGCAGAACAGTGATTTGTTGTCTCACCTCCCACCAGAGATGAGAGCCGAACTGTTGGAACTTCGCAAAAACCAACTCTCCAATACAGATATCAAATGGTCCTCATATAGAGATTGTCCATTCGTATCTCAGCAAGCGTTATTGAACTATCAGTCAATTGTCGGGGACGGATGGTACCATGGGTTCTACAAGCTCCTCGTTTCAATTTCATGTTCAGCCACAAAACGCAAATATCCGATCTCTGTCAACGAAGTGGTTGCTCTTGCAAAAGAGATCGACATGGATAACGGAAATTGGTATAAGGACCGACCATTTGATCTTGAAGCAAATCGAGCAATTGAATTTGCCATCGCAAATACTGAATTTTAATGTTGACAAGAGCAAACTTTTAATCAATAATAGCAACTACAATATGACAACAACTAAACCACTAAGAACGAGCCAAAAAGGCTCCGGAGTGCGTATCGTGTCTCACCGACAAGATACCTCAATCACCGCTCAACTCGAGCGTAACACAGGACGTGCTGCTAAGAAGGCAAACCGTCAAGCAGCAGCAAAGGCACGACGCCTTGAACGCGCAAAACGATCACCTCAGCAACAGCTCGAGATGATCGCAACATATCCAGGAGAGTGCAAAAAGGAAACTGCACGTCTCAAATCTCAAATCCGCAAGCAGGCTGCATAATGTCAAATCCAAAAGATATCCTCATCACCTTTAACCCAGGTGACCAAGTTCGTGCATCAGTTGACGTCCTCGTCGATTGTGCTAAACTCCAAATTAAGAAAGGGCGTGATTATCAGAATGCTGCATCTACGATTCGTCAGGCTGATTATTACCCGTCTGGAGTAAAGACGATCTATGAGATCATGCATGCCAAGATGCTGCGAATCCGCTCATTGATTGACGTCTATGAACAGAATCCAACACAGTCTCCGAACTTTGAGTCGATTGAAGATTCCTTCAAAGATCTGATCAACTACACTTCGTTTGCTGCTTCTTATGCAAAGGGTGAAATTGATGGTCAACGTGAAGGCTTCGATATGCTTAACCGCGAGATCAAGCATCCTGTCCCGCCAATCCCAGAACCAATCGAAGTAAAATGAAGCTAGGCTTTACAGGTTCCAGAGATGGAATGACAATGGGTCAAGTTGAAAGGTTCGCTGCTGAACTGAAGATGCTTCCTTCGTTGGAAGAGTTTCATCACGGCGACTGTATCGGCGCTGATGAGCAGGCAGCTGCAATGGTTCTGCGTTATCATCCATCTTGTAAGATTGTGGTTCATCCGCCAGAAAACTCCTCTAACCGTGCTTATGCTTATGGCGATGAATTTCGTGAAGAGAAATCGTATTTGGCTCGAAACAGAGACATCGTTGATGAATCGAGTAACATGATTGCAACTCCTCCAACGCGAGAAGAACTTGTTCGCAGCGGCACATGGTCAACTATCCGTTACGCTCGCCGTACTGGTAAGCATCCGCAGATCTTGATTCCGTGAGCCACTTCAAAGACATAACTGAGCTAGGTGAGATCGGTGAGGAACTCGTTTATACTTATATGGTTTCTAGAGGCAACACCGTTGCGTATTCTGAAAATCCATTCGATTCAACCAAAGACTTGATCGTCAACGGTGAGTTTGTTGAAGTAAAGACACAGTGCCGCAACCGACCACCGCTCAATTGTTTCTCAACCCAGAAGAAACCAACCAACCTACAGAAATGTATGGAAGTAAAGTTTCTTCTGTTTGTGGAGTTTGACGACTCCGACACTTTAAGAATTTGGACACCTATCGACCGCAATCATTTTACTGACTATCAAGCAAACACAAAAGATGGTCCAAAGCAAATGCGCGGTTGGTATATTGAACCAAATGAAATCGGCCCAGGATGCAAGTGCGTCGCTGAGTTTAATCTGCCTCAAATGGCAAAGCGCATGAAAGCGCTATCTCCTTCACAATTCTATGGAAAACATAAAAAAAGTACAACATATTCGACAAGACCTCATTGAGCTATTTGAGCAAGGTAAGTTCGTAACCGACAAGACAGGCGTTAAGACAGTAGAACTGATTGGCGCTTCATTTATCGCTGACGAGCCTGGCATAATCCGCGAACCCAACCCGGATTATGTTTCACGCGAGATCGAGTGGTATAACAGCATGTCTCTCTATGTTGCGGACATCCCAGGTAAGACTCCACCAATTTGGAATGCAGTTGCGTCAGAGCATGGCCGTATCAACTCGAACTATGGATATCTGCTCTACAGTCCTGACAACGGTTCACAAATGTCCGAGGTCTGTGCAGAACTTTCTCGCAACGAATTCTCACGACGCGCGGTTGCAATTTACCAGCGACCAACAATGCACAACGATTACGCTATCGACGGCATGAGCGACTTCATTTGCACGAACGCTGTTCAGTATGTTATCCGCGATGGCAAAGTCGACTGCATTGTTCAGATGCGAAGCAACGACGCTGTCTTTGGTTACTGTAATGACAGAGCATGGCAAGAATACGCGCTTAAGCATGTAGTTGAAACTCTTCATACTGTCTACTCCAAGAAGTATGAGGTGGGCGACATTCATTGGCAATGCGGCTCACTTCACGTATACGAACGCCACTTCGACCTTCTTACAAATGGGTAGACCAAAGAAAAAAGATATTCCAAAACCTCAGACGGTCGACGTAGTTTTTCACTGCGTTGGCCACTCTGAGGTATACAATGATACTTACTATCAAGCAACGTTCAGTGAGAAGTTTCTACCGTCCAATTATTTTCGCGCGTTCGATTCAGACATGACACCACTTCCAATAATCAAATCGTCGTGGATGTTGAAAGTTAAAAAGAAGCTTGACTCAAAAGGTTTCACAACTCAAGTAGTAGCAAAAGCACTAACCGATAATAAGAAATGAATTTGAAATGGCAAAGACGTTTTATGGAGATTGCAGTTTGCACATCTCAATGGTCGAAAGATCCTTCCACAAAGGTTGGTGCAGTTATTGTATCTCCTGATAAGCAAATTCTTTCAACCGGCTACAACGGTTTCCCTGCTAACATTGAAGACAAACCAGAATGGTATGACGATCGAGAAATGAAGTACTCGTTGATCATCCATGCTGAAATGAACGCAATTCTTAACGCCGCTAAGAACGGTATTAATATCAAAGACGCGTGGCTTTTTGTCACATCACTTCCTGTCTGCGCCAATTGCGCCAAGCATGTCTGTCAAGCAGGCATCGGTGCAGTGGTTCGACAGGACAACATAATCGACCCACGTTGGGCAGATTCAAGTAAAGCGGCCGACACAATTTTCGGCCTAGCAAAGATTCCCATATATAAAATATGAAAAACAAATATACGCATGCAGCAATCATTCCTCTCATTGGCGGTGAAGCAATCGCTCAGATGAACGTCTTCGGGTCAAAGCTCGACTACATTCTATCTTACTCAGCCTTTGAGAAAAACGACGGACAGTTCCGCAACTATTTAGAGACTCACGACATTGATGTTCCTTACCACGTTATTGATGCTGAAGGCTACGAAATGCCTCATGGCGTTGACGTCGTTTCATCTGTATGTCCATGTGCTGGTCTGTCTCGCTTGAATCCTCATGCTTCCGCTGACGCTGCTGCTAACGATTGGATGTATAACTCAACACAATACGTTCTTGAAAATATCAAGCCGCGTGTTCTCTGGGGCGAGAATGCACCAGGCCTTGTTGAGAAGATGGGCAAGCCTGTTCTTGCAAAGCTTAAAGCAATCGGCGAGCAGTATGGTTATACTCTCACGACCTACCGCACGCGAACACTCCTTCACGGTTACCCTCAGGTCCGCAATCGTTCCTTCTATATGTTTTGTAAGGACGACAAGTGCCCAATGCTTCCGTTCTTCCAACGCGAGTTGAGCATTACTATTCCTGATCTCATTGCCGAGGTTGATGACCAAGACCCTGTTTGTGCTACTCGTTCAAAGAAGCCTTCCGATGAATTCTTCTACAGTGCTATCTTGCACATGAAGGGAATGACTCACGCTGAGTATATCGCCCACATTAATTCTGACAAGAAGAATGTCATGTCCAAAGAGTCTCGTACTGCATTCTTGAAGGAATACAGTTACGCTGATGCTTACGCTCACGTTGAACGCAATCCTGAGAAGTATGGTGCTTATACCGCAAAGCTTGATCGTATGGTTGCTAAGGAAGCTGACGGTAAGGGCGTGATGTATTCAGGTGTCTTCTTTCCTATCGACCACATCGGCGCGTTCATCTCTCGCTACACTTATGGTCTTGCTCATCCAACTGAAGATCGCTTCATCTCCGTTAAGGAATCAATGGCTATCATGGGAATGCCTGACGACTTTGAGTTGCTTGGTGGTGCAAAGAATATCAACATGATCTGTCAGAATGTTCCTGTTGGTACTGCAAGTGATATTGCCCAAGCAGTTCTTGATTATCTTGATGGTAAACTTGAAATGTCCGAAACTGACTATCTGCACTGTCACAATGTCAAGAAGCAGTATATGTTTGACAAGCCGGATATTGCATTGGTTGAACTTTTTTAGTTGACAGAATCAAAAATATAGTTGATAATAGACATATATGATTATACTAGACTACTCGGGAACCGCGATCTCTAATCTCTTCGCCAACGGCCTATCAGCAGGTGGGCACGTTGATGAAGGGATGCTTCGCCACATGATCCTTAACCAGATTCGGACTGTTTACACCAAGCACCGTAATACTTATGGAAAAATGATCATCGCATACGACGCTGGTGGCAATTGGCGCCGCAACGTTTATGCTCAATATAAAGCTTGTCGCAAAACAAGCCGTGATGGTGATGCTAAGGATTGGGATGCTATCTTCGAATCATTGAACAAGATCAAGAACGAAATCAAAACCATCATGCCTTATCTTCATGTTGAAGTCTACGGGTGTGAAGCAGATGACGTAATTGGAACTTTGGTTCATGAGGTATTTGGTGGAACCGCTGAGAAGACATTGATCGTCTCGTCTGATCATGACTTCAAGCAACTTCAAGAATATCCAAATGTCCGTCAGTGGGCTGCACGTGAAAAGAAGTTCGTCGATGAGAAAGATCCAAAGGGTCACCTCTTCGAAAAGATCATGCGAGGCGACAAAGGTGACGGCGTTCCAAACGTTCTGTCATCCGACGACTGTCTTGTTGAAGGCATCCGCCAGACTCCAGTCAAGAAGACACTGATTGAAGAAATGTCAAAACTCACCGAAGAACAGCGAGAGACCACTTTGGGTGATAATTATATTCGTAACCGAGCAATGGTTTCTCTTCGACACACTCCTCAAGAATATCAGGATACCATCTTGACTGAATACCGCGATCCTAAGAACCTTCCTGACGGCATGCAAGTATTCAACTACTTCATTGAATCAAAACTTAAAAACTTAATCGGCTCTATTGACGACTTTTTAAAAACACCGAACCAAACACAAAATGACAGCATCCAAACCACAACCCACCGACTTTTTGTATAGCGCGTTCGACAAGATCACTTCGTATAAACGAATTGGTCAGGCTCGAAACGAATTCAAAAAATACGTAAACCGAGACCTCGCATTCCGATCAGTAATTCAAGGTGCTTTCCATAAGTCAATTCAATTCCGTTTGCCGCCTGGCACACCAGAAGGTTTTGATTTGATCAACTCGCCTGGTGTCACCAATGCAAAGAAGCTTTTCACTTCAGGTGAGGTCAAGCAGTTCGTTGGTAAGCCTGGGACAGCAACACCTCAACTCGAATCAAAATGGGTTGGTTGGCTCGAAGCAATTGACCCGCTCGATGTAAAGGTCCTTGAAGCAATGAAGGACAAACGTCTTACTGAAGCGTATCCAATCATCTCACGGGATTTCGTTGTTGTCGCACTTGGTGCAAAAGAAGCAAAAGCACTGATCGGCGAATAAAGCAGTAAAAACTCAAATAAGAAAACACAAGCAATTGACTGTCAATTAGTTGAGAAGCTCGATTTTCTTAATTTTAGGCTAAAACGGGAAATCCATACAATCATATAGATTTCCCGTTTTATGCTCTGAGAATCTCTCTTTTACATAATACAAATGACCTACGATTATAAATGCGACGAATGTAAAGCTGTTTGGGAAGACGCCTTTCCAACAAAGGACCGCGATCGCCCTTTAGCAGAACCATGCCCCCACTGCGGTGTTGAAGGAAAGATCACTCGCCCTATGTGTCTCCCGGGCATTCAATACGACGGCGTTAAGCCGCTACAGAAACGCGCACATCCCGATCTACGCGAACGACTTAAATCAATGAAAGACACCTTCGGATATTCTCGCAAAGGTTGCACTATTCAATATGACTAATTTTATACACGAAGACCTCTCCCACCTCATTGTTGACTCAGCAGAAGAAGTTGAGATTAACGGTAAGCGCCACTACGCAGCCAAAGCGTCGGGCGGTGTTTATCCATCCATTACTACAGTCCTCGGTTATCACACAGCACAAGGTCTCCATGAATGGCGAAAGCGTGTCGGTGAAGAAGAAGCCAACCGCGTAGGCCGTCGAGCTTGCATGAATGGAAATAAGGTTCATGCAATGGCCGAAGATTATCTCAACAACAAGTTTGAGTTTGATCCTACAGAAACGCCGTATTATCACCTTGCCTTCGAATCGCTCCAAAAAGCACTATCTCGTTGCACCAAAGTTCATGCACAGGAAGTTCGTCTATATTCCGACTTTCTGCAGGTTGCTGGTCGTGTTGACGCTATTCTTGAATTTGACGGCAAGATCTCTATTGTTGATTTCAAGACATCTTCTCGAATTAAGGATCGAGCGTGGTTGAAGTCCTATTTTCTCCAAACTGCAGCCTATGCGATCATGTTTGAAGAACGAACTGGAATTCCTATCAACGATCTCGTCATCATCTCCATCAACGCTGGAGAATCCGAACCGCAAGTTACCAAGGAGCGACGTGACACTTGGTGGCCGACTTTGAAGCAGTATATTAAGGACTATTACGATTATCATGGCAATCCAAATAAAAATCAAGATTAACAGCGAAGAGCTGGAAATTGACCTAAATGACGCCCGCGAGCTCTTCAACGACCTAAAAGACGTTTTTGAACCAGAATTGGACAAAAGTTGTCCAGAACCAGACGAAATTAAGGAAAATGGCGCTTCAGAGGCTTTTCGTAAGTGGTGTGAGGAACATCCTAACGAAATCTTCCCAGATCAGCCAATTTTACCAACGCTTCCGTATAATCCGTATAATCCGTACCCAAACTACCCAGATTATCCGATTTACCCGACATATACCCCAAATTCTCCTATACTCTGCTTTGTAAAGACAGAATAACGATGCACTGACCAGTCAAATCGTCATTTTTAGGAGAAAATCCCAAAAATTGGAAAAAAACACACTTTTTTCTGGTTTTTGGGATTTTTCTATATACAGAGGAGAAAAAGTATGTTATAATTGTTATATACTATGAGAACCAAAATTATAACATACGACCTTTCAAAGTGGATTCCTGAACCTCACGTTCTCCGCTACTGCCGCAAACAAAATTTTAACCTCGGTCGCAAAGCTGACAACGCTAACAAAAGCGCCATCGCTGATCGTCTTGAAGGCAACCTTTGTTCACAGACAGGAATTCTGCTCATCATCCAAGAAGGCGACAAAATCGTCGGATGGGGATTGTGCTCTGATACTGCTCACGTCTGTGCAACGCGGATTGAGTTTCAAATGTATGTTCCTGTCAGTCAGCGCGGCAAAGGTCTTGGAAAAAAGATCCTCAAGAAAGCAACTCAACTCTGCGGCAAAGTTCGCGTTTTCGTTACAGATCAAAACGAATCATTTTATAAGCGTTGCGGGGTAACTCCTTACGGCACACTCACAGGAAAACTTATCAAATAATCTTATGGCTAAATCACTAAAAGAAATTTGGAATGATTTGTGGTCCAACGGACACGTTAAAAATGTTGTTTGGATAGTCGAGAGCCGTGGGGTGTTTGCTCCCACTGTATCCCGCACTGACGCAGTTAAGGTTGAAGCTGCAGCAGAATTATATCACGTCGCTGATGCGTTTCGTAAAGAGATCGGTCGGCTCCGTAAAGTTCTTGTAGAAAATGAATTAGCAGAATATGACAGCGACGGAAATTTCGTTGAAAAGTTCACATCCGATACACCAAAAAATATAAGCAACTAAGAAATGTATAAAGCACTAAAATTTGTTGAAACCGAAGATAACCGTATCTTCTTCACATCCGACACTCACTTCTGCCACGACCGCGACTTCGTCTTTGGTCTCCGTGGATACGATAACGTTGATCAGATGAATGAAGATCTGATTGCAAAGTGGAATGAAACTGTCCGCCCAACTGATACCGTCATCCACCTTGGCGACTTCATCCTCGGTGCTGGTAAGGACTCTGATAAGCGTTTTCGGGAGATCATTCACCGTCTTAACGGTAATATCGTCTACCTCTGGGGCAATCATAATGCTGGAGTTAAGCAGTTTTACCGTGACTTGATGGTCGGTCGGTTCTGTGATGCAAAGCAGTTTGATGAGCAGCGTATGGAGGTTTACCCTGTGGGCGAGGACACTGCAAACGGCAGCTTCACTTTCCGTGGCAATAATCTCTACTTGCAAATCAAAACTCTTGAAGGTAAGAAGGCAACCGTCTTCTGTGCTCACTTTGCACACCGCCTCTGGATTGATTGCCACCACGATCGGATCATCCACCTCAGCGGTCACTCCCACGGTTCTGATCCAGAATCTCAGCCAAATCACAAAGTTGGCAAGCGCCTTGACGTTGGGGTTGACAACTTCGGTCGTCCAATCAGTATTAATGAAGTTCTTAAGGTCACTCGCAACATGGAGTGGCAGAACTTTGATCACCACAACGAAGATACAAACCCAAGCTAATTGTGTTCAAAGCACGGCACATCAAAACTATGAAAAAGACTATTATATTCCTCCGCGGCGTTTCTGGCTCAGGCAAGACCACTGTCGCAAATCTCCTTTCCTTTGGTGTCGGACCAGTGTTCACTGCTGACGACTACTTCATGGATGAGGAAGGTAACTACAACTTCGATGTGACCAAGTTGGGTAAGGCTCACATGGCCTGTAAGAAAGGCGTCTTCTCTGCTTGCGCTGCAGGCGAACGAACCATCTTTGTTGCGAATACTTCAACCTCTGAAAAGGACATTACTGCTTACCGCAATATTGCAACCATTCACGGTTATGACTTTGTTTCGCTAATCGTTGAAAACCGTCACGGTAACACTGACGTTCACAATGTTCCTGAAGACACTCTTGTTCGTCAGGAGTCTCAGCTTCGCAATTCAATCAAGCTACGATAATGAATGACTTTGAAAACAAATCTATCGTCGTCGGAAATGACGTGATTTATTCAGACCCTAAAAAGCCTAAGTTATATCGCGGCACTGTTATTGGTCTAACACCAACAGGTGTTAGCATTGATTCTTACGGAACAAAAACTTTTCGTGCAGGCAGCAACGTGTGCCGCGTTCCAGCAAAATGTTCAAGATAAAGACAAAGTTCTACTTCGACAAAGGTTTGAAGATCGCTGTTGACCAAGAGGTCCTTCGTTACTATATGTGGCAGATCGCTCGTGGACCACACGACACTCTTGGTCAACAGACACCAATGCGGAAAGCCCACATTTCTGTAATTCTCCCACGAATTCATGGAGGAGAGATCACCGAACTTAGCCGTCAGTTTGACGGTCATGAAGTCGAAGTAACTTGCGACGGAGATATCCATCAGGGCGGGAGCTGGTTCACGAACTATTGGGTCATGTTTCAGTGCTCCCATGCAACGTATATTAAGAAGCTCCTTGGAGTCCGTGAAAAGAACTTCCTTGGGTATCACTTGACAATCTGCAACAATAAGGGCCGAATTAACGAGTTATACCCTGAAGCGGCTATTCTTGCCAAAGAAATGAACGACGGACGGTATAATGTTGACGAATATCGTCAGAAAATGCTAAATTTGGTAAAAAAATAAGAAAATGGCAGAAATAACTATATACAAGAGCTGAAAAGTATGTTATAATTGTTATATGAAATCTGCTAATAAAATTACTGAAGGCGTTAAAGTGAAGTTTAAGAAATTAGGCAAAGTCTATGAAGGCTTGGTGGTCGGATTTCACCCACGCATTCCTAACATTGCTCGTGTAGAATATATCGTCACAAATTCTAAACATGGTGACCGCAAAAACGAAACTTGCATCCCATTTGACACTTTAAAATTAGCTTAATATGCCACAACCAATGCATTCTGAAAAATACCACGAAATGTACCTCAAGGTGCAGCAAGGTAAGATCTCCGAAGACACATGGCGTGAATTCTGCAATCAACTCCTTGAGCAAATTCTGGAGAAAAATAAGGATGTTCTTATTCGTTTGAAGAACCGATAAATTATGAAAACTGTAAAAATGTGTATCGGAGAGCTTATGTCTCTTCCCGAGATCGTCGACGTTAAGCGTGTATCAGTTGCTCGTATGCAACGACGAACTCATTGCTTTATTGTTCCACCGATTGCAAAATCGCAACGTGAAGCTGAAGAGCTTTTTAACAAAATGTTTTCTGACGTCGTCTTTAACGAATTCGTTGGTCATTACTCACTCTTCGAACAAATCCGATGCGGATGGTTTCGAGTTTTAATTAAGACCCTATTGGTCATCGAAAATAAATCTATCGACATCGTAATATAATGAAAAAAGGAAAAGCATGTATTCTTGCACTTGATCCGTCTTGGCAAAATATTTAAAGAATTTATACTACAAGCTTAGGCGAGATAATTTCAAACGTGAGCGAGCACCTCTCAGCGATGTGCCTCTGGTATATTTTAACATCGACATGAATCGCGTAGAGAAGGGAATGAAGAATGAGGAAGAAAACTAAAATTTTAATATGAGATCACGTAAACCAGAAATACTAATGCTCGATCCGTCTTGGCAGCCATTTGATTGGGCAACCAAAGAGGACACTATCAGACTCTTAATGAAGGGTGCGGTCCGCGGCATCGACGCAAATATGGTCGAAGCTGAATGGTACCCAAATCCAGATAAGGGTATGTCTGTCTCTTGGGGCGACCAAACCGTCACTCCCTTTGACGATGCGCCGTCGCTCTCGTCTGGTTCGTTTCATGGTGTCCGCACTTGGAAGCTTCCAACAGTTGTTATCATTCGGCCGCAAGAAAGTCGGATTGACAATCAACGCGAGAAGATTTCTCCAAACTCGTTGCACGGCATTTACAAGCTTTACGACGGCAAGTGTGTTTTCTGTGACCGCACCATCGGAATGGATGAAGCGTCGAGAGATCACTACTTCCCACAAGCAGAGGGTGGACCAAACGAACTCTTCAATATCGTTCTTGCATGTAAGGCATGTAATAACAAGAAAGGAAGTCAATTCCCTTGGCACAACAAAGACGGTAAAGAGCCAAGAATTCGTGTCCCACTTCGTGGTGGCATCCGTCTTCCTTTCGGGTTAAAACTCCGTGAAGAATGGAAACAATTCATGTACCGCTAATGCTTAAAGCACGGTTCAAAATCTTAATACGCGGATGGGTTGGTTATATCGGCCAGCTCATCCGCTCAATTAAAGTCAAACTAAAGGTAAAGTAATTATGAATATCAGATTAAAATCAGGCTCGTTTGAGGTAACTAAAATTGTCAAGAAGACAAAGGCACGAGGGTTTGTAGATCTCGCTGTTGGTGACGTAATCGAATTCAGTTGCAATTTTATGCGGACCACTGGAGCTAGCTGCGGGAAACTATGCTCT